TCAGTGCTTGCGCGCGACCGCCTTGAGCACGGTGCCGACGATCGACGGCGCGTCCTCGCCTGTAATCGCGCTCTGCTTCTCACGCGTGCGGCCGCTGACATAGACGCCGAGCACGCCGAAGCGCGCACCGAAATAGGTCATCAGCAGTCCCGACAGGTTCACGAGCCCGTTGATGCCGGCATCGTGCCCGTTCCACAGCGCATGCAGGATGGTCAGCGCGAAGGCCGGGCATTCGATCAGCGATAGTTCGAGCGCATAGAGCGGCCGCCACCAGCGCTGCAGCACATCTTCGCTCGCGGATTCCGCGCGCATGGTCTCGCCGACTTCGCTCACCTGCGCCTTGCCGATCTCGGCGAGCGCGGACATCCATTCGCTCTCGGCCTTCTGCGCCGCTTCGGCCGCAAGCTTGAGATCCGTAGCCTTGTCGGCAATCGCGGCATGCACGGCGTCCGGGGTCGCGGCGGCGGCGCCGAACGCGTCGGCCACGAGCTTGCCGGCCATTCCTCCCAGCGGGCCGCCGAGCGCTGATCCAAGCATCGGCGCGCCAAGGCTTACCAGCTTGGCGGCAACAGTCGTCCAATCCATCGATCGTCTCCTTGATGACCCGAGTTCTAGTGAAGTGTCAGGCGGGCGCTTCCTGCTGGCGCTTTTGCCGCCAGTGCCAGAACGCCCAGGCGGCGACCGCGATCGCGATCGCCGCCACGACGATGACGGCGACGATGATCCAGTCCGCGCCGCCCGCGGCCGACTGCTGCGCCGTGATGCTGCCGGTTGCGATGGCGCCGCCAGCCGCGCCTTTGCGCGCCGCGTCGTTCACCGGCACGACACCCTTGCCGGGCGCGCATGTCGACGGCGCATCGCGCATCGGCACGCCGTCTGCCCTGCCGGACATCGCGAGCGCCGCGCTTCTCACCTCGCCGACGCGCCTGCTCCAGCCCTTGCCGAACACGGGCCAGGTATTCAGGGATTGCAGGAAGCGCAGCCGCTCATCGCAGATCGCCTGGATCAACGCACGCGCATCACGGCCGCGCGCGGCGGCAAGCGTTGCGTCATCGACGCGGCCGGTGACGCTCGCGCCAAGCACGCGTTGCAGCACTTTCGGCGCGCGGCCGGTGCCGGAATTGACCGCATAGTCGAACAGGCAATAGTCGACGCCCGCGGGCAGTTCATCGCAGCGGATCGCGGCCCAGTATTTCTCGCGATAGATCGCCTTGGCCTCGTCGACCTTCATGGCGCGCACGTCGGCGGCCGTCGCGTCGGCTTTCACATACTTGCGATAGTCGCCAAGCGTGATGCCGAAATTGGTCGGGCCACCGGGATCGGAGGGATGATTCACATAGCCGCCCTCGCTCAGCAGCAGGCGGCGGATGGATTCGGGGTAGGTTTCAACGCTCATCGCTTTTTTCCGTTCGCAGCGTGATTGGTTGCATCCGATCGTTCGCGGCGCTGAGCGCGCTGCTTGCGGATCGCGTCGGTCACATCGCGCGCCATCTGCGCGACATGCGTGTCTGGTTCGGTCGGGGTCGCAGGCGTGAACGGGAGGAACGCGCCGGCAAGCGCCAGCGCGGCGACAAAATGCGCCATCGGAAGCCTCGAATGTCAGGAAGAGTCAGAGCCGCGCGTTAATCACCAGATCGCAGTGCATCGACTGCAGCGGCGAACTCGCGTTGAGCTGCAGATAAAATGACTCATCCCACGCGTTCGCAGACGTGATCGTGGCATCGGTCCATCCCGATCCGTTCCACGAACTCACTTTGCCGGCAGTGCCAATCCCGCTGTAGGCCGTGATCGCGCCGCCGGGACGCATGCGTGGCGATAACGACCAGGTTTGCCCGATCACGTTGTTGGTGATGCCCCACACGGCGACATGCCCGGCGCCGGCGCCGATGTTCGTTCCGGGAGCAACCGTGTAGTCGTAGCTCTTCTGCCAGTAGCGTTTGGCCCGGATGATTTCCTCGTCGAACGGCCGCATGATGAAGGCTGCACGGTCGTACGCAGGCAGTTCGATGCCCGGCAGAACGATCAAGCCCGTGATCTGGAAGATGTCGCTGGTCGCCGCGACGCCGTTGGTCGTGCCGGTCACGCCGGAATAGTCGCTGCCGGCCCATGTGGCGGCGGTGCCGACGCGCGAGGAGCCGCCCGCGATGCAAATGTTGAGATAGAAGCCGACGCCGGTGTCTGTGAGCCACGTTGAGCCGGTGTCGCCGCCGAACGTGACGGTCTTGAATTCCCAGGTGTCGGCCGCATTCACCGCGAAGGTGAACGGATAGGAACGGTTCTTGGCGCTGTTGCGCAGCGAGCCCGAATAGCTGCCGGTGCGGTGCGCCTTGATCCAGAAGCCGAGCGAGACCGCGGCCGCACTCGCGGTGCCGAGCGCGAGCCGTGCGGCGCGCAGGCCTTCGACCGGGATCAACACCGAAAGCTCGTCGCTCGATCCGAGCGAAGCTTGCGCGGTTGAAACCGTGAACTTGAGCGAGCTGCGATAGCCGGCAGGCGCGTCGGTGACTTGCTGCCCGGCCGCGACGAACGTTCCGCGATACGCCGCCATCACGCCGTCGACGAGATATTTGGTTTGCAGCGAGCCGGTGCCCGTTAACGTCACACTCGTGGCGCCGTTCTCCTGGGCGACCTCCATGCCGCCGTTGATTTGCATGCCGTTGTAGGCCAGCGCATCGAACGGCGCGGCGTAAAGCTGCGCGCGCGTCGTTGCCGGACTGGCAAAGCCCTGATTGGCGGTGAGCTTGCCGGTCGTCCGATCGATCGTCATCGCGTCGAGCCAGCTCGATCCGTCCGGCGAAACCTTGAAATGAAAATCGTCGTCGCCGGTGAGGCCGACCTCGGCGCGGCCGGAGAAATTGTCCTGGAACAGGAGCGAGAGTGTTTTCGCTGCGCTCTCTTTGCTCATCTTGTAACGCAAATTGCCGTCGCCGCCCTCCGCGACGGTCTTCGCCACCCACAGTGCATTGTTGAGCTTGGCGCTGAACGGGTTGGTCGAGTCCGCCGTCGTCCCGACGCCGAGCAGCGAAAGGTTCTGCAACGTCGCGAGCATCGCGAGCGCATCGACCCAGGCGCTGCCGCTCCACGCGACCATCGCGCCTTCATCGATGATGAAGGCGAACCAGCCGATCTTCGGCGTGCAGAACACCCAGCCGCCGTCCTGCCACGCCGCGATATGGTTCGCGTGCCCGGCCCATGCGCCGGTCGGCGTTGCCTTGACGATCCAGCGCTGACCTTCGACCGGCGAGCCGGGCGGCGCGGTGAGATCGCGATCGGCGATCGCGAGCTGCACCAGCGTGTCGATCAGACGCAGCGCTTCGTTCAGCGTCACGTCAGGGAGAAGCTCGCCGCCTTCGATGAAGGGCAGCGCAAGATTGGCTGATGCGCTCATGGGAACCTATGGCGTGAGGGTGGCGGTGGCGGGCAAGCCGCGGCCGACGGCGGCCGATATCTGATAGAGGCGCACGTTGAGGCTCGATTGCGCGGTCCCGAAGTCGAGCGTCTCGTCGCTTGCGGCGTAGAGCGTGGATGGCATGGTGGCGGAAAGCGTACGCACGACCGATGAGCCCGAGAGGATTTCAAGCTCGTAGGACTCAGCTGCCTCGCCGAGATCGGGACGCGCCGCGAAGGTGACGCCGGCAAGACCGCGCTTGCGCGGGCGCCACGAGAAACGCACGCCGCCAGTTTCGCGGCTCGCTTTAAGATGCACCGGCGCGAGCGGCTGGAACGCGAGCGGGCCAGGCCGCAAATCGATTTCGACGGCGCTCGGATCGCCGTGATCGCGGTTCGCCGCAACCACGCGCAGCTTCATGCGCCGCCCGATCGTCTCGACGCCGCGCGCGATCGGGGTCAGATGCGGATCGAGCAGGACGAACGGTGCACCGGCCGCCAGCGGCGCGCCAATCGATGCTTCGCTGCCGAGCTCGCCGCGCAACAGGCGCGACAATTCGTAAGTGCGCTCACCGGTGAGCACCGCGTTGGCGAACTGGAGAATTTCCCACGCGCCATCCGGTCGCTGCACGGCGGCCGCATTGCGCCGCTCAGCACGCGCAAGTCCGATGCGGAAGCGAGCGCGCCGCTATAAAGCGTCATGCGCGCCGTCGCGACCTTGTCCCAGCGGCTGCTCGGCCCAGACGGCAGATCGTCGAGCGTCTCGCCCATGACGGCGGACGCCATCACGATGGCGAATTGCTGAAAGCTCGCGCCATCGTCAAGCGAGCGCCAGATCGCGACCGGTCCCGGCCAGGGATCGGCGAACACCGCAAGATGCGCGAGCACCGGCGGATCGTCGTCCGGCAGCGCGGGCAATTCGAGCAGCGCGACCTGCACCGGGCCGAGCGGCGACGGCATCACCGGCGGCGGACGGCGCGGCAGCCCGGCCGGCGTGGTGAACACATCGACATCGATTGCGCGTGCGCTGATGCGGCGTTGTTCGGTATCGACGATCTCGCGCAATTCCAATTGACGCTCGCGTCCGCCGGCATCGAGCGTTACGACATCGCCCGGCGTCAGCGCGAGCGCGCTCGGCGGAAGTCCGAACTCGGCGGTCTCGCGCCCGGCCCAGAGATCCTGCAGCCAGATGTCGGCGCGGCTCTCCATCGCGGCATCGTTGGTGACGACGCTCAGATCCGCATGCGAGGCGCGCGCCGATCCGCCGACGAGACGGCGCGAGGCGACGGCCGCGCGGCGATAGTCGAACTCCGCGTCGGTGTAACCGATCGACACTTCACGCGGCAATTCGGTCTCCTGCGCGCGGGTCAGCCGCACCGGCGCTGTGTCTTCAGGCAGAACCAGATCGTCTTCGGTCAGTGCGATGACCGGCTCCCCGCCGCGCGGACGAAAGCGGATGAGGCTCCCGTCCTCGCTCGCCTCGAACGCATAGGCGAGCGTGAGCGGTTCGATCGCGGCGCGCGGCGACATCGGGCGGTCGATGACGTAGCCATCAGGTCCGCCGCCAAGCGCGCTCGTGTCGTAACCGCCGATGCCGGAATCATCGAGGATCGCGGCGATCAGCGCATCGAGCGGCGCGCCGCCGAGCCGGCCGGTGAGCCAGTGCCCGGTCTCCCAGTTCGGCCCGTCGCTCCACACGTCGAGCGCTGCGGGAAAGAACGGATAGGGCCGCGCGTCCCAGGTCCACAGATGGATCGCAGACGGCTCCAGCATGCGCCCGCCGTAAACGGACGAGACCGGGTTGTTCGTCAGCGTCGCGCCATACGCGGGATCGAGGGTCTGCAACGCGGCTTCCAGCATGCGGCGCTGAATCAGGTCGTCGCGCTTGCCGGTCGAGAAATACGGCAGGCCGGACTCCGATGACTTCGGATCGGGGAAGACGCTCGGCTGGTTCGCGCCCTTGTCGACCGCCGCGCAGCCGATCTCGGTCAGCCAGATCGGCTTGCCCTGCGGCGTCCAGCCGGTCGGGCTCCCAAGCTCGCTGCCGCCGACGCGCTCGTAGTGCGCGTTGCTCCACCAGTTCCAGATGTCCTTGACGCGGAACACCCACGACTTGCCGAGCCCGTCGGTAATCGGCGTGCGTGTCTGCGCGCCGCGCGCGGTGTCGTCGGCGTAATACCAGTCATAGGCATCGCCGCCGCGCAGATTGCCGGCGAGATAGCTCAAATCGTAGATCGAGCCTGCGATCTGCCGGTCGAGATGCGCGCTGCCGTCGCGCCAATCGGCGAGCGGCGCGTAGTAATCGATGCCAACGACATCGATCGCCGACGACGCCCAAAGCGGATCGAGCGGAAAGCGCACTTCGTTCGCGCCACTATCGACCACATGCGCGCCGTATTCGGTCCAGTCCGCGCCGTAGGTGACGATGCTCGCCGGAAGGATCACCTTCACGTCGCCGGCCAACTCAACAAACCGCGTCACCGCCGGATAGACGCCCGACGAAGAGCGCACGCGCGTCAGTCCGCGTAGCTCCGAGCCGATGAGAAACGCATCGACGCCGCCGGCGTCCGCGGCAAGCTGCGCGTAATGCAGCACCATGCGCCGATAACCCGGCGCATCCGGATCGCCGACGCCGAAGAATGCATCGATCTGCGTCGCCGCCGTGCCGGTGCCGTCGGGCGAGCCGGGCTGGCCGGGCGCCGGATTGCAGGTGATGCGCCCGCGCCAGGGATAGGCCGGCTCATCCGCCGCGCCTGTATAAGGATCCGTCAGCCCGTTGCCGGTCGGAATATCCATCATCACGAACGGATAGAGCGTGATCTTCAGGCCCCGCGCGCGCAGCTCCTGGATCAGATGCGTCACGCTGTCGTCGGATGGCGTGCCGCCGAACGCAGGCCGGTCGCCCACAGTCGAGACGACCGGCGCGAGGTCGCGCGGAATATCCGCGACCGACCAGCTCGGCGGGAACGTCTGCTTGATCGCGGAGTCGACCCTGGGCGTCAGCGTGAAATTGTCTGCGCGCAGATCGGTGCCGAACCACGCGACCACCAACGCGACGCGCTCGAGATTCGGACACGCACCCTGCAGATCGTCGAGCGCCGCCTCGACATCGGACACCGAATGGGCCGCATGACGGTTCTCGGCCGCGAACTGCCCCGGCCCCATCAGCCGTACGACCGTGCCGGGCTCGTAGCCGAACTCGGTGGTGCCGGGGATCAGCGTCACCGCGCGCGTCATTTTTTCGAGCCGCCCGAGCGGGCGCATCAACTCGAACGACAATTGCGGAATGCGATTGCCGAAATCGGCGAGCGGCAAGCGCTCGAACACGATGTAGGCAAGCCCGCGATAGGCCGGCGTGTGCGCGGCGCCATCGCGCGCGACGATCAGCGGGTCCTGCGTCTGGCTCTCAGCGCCGGTGTAGATGCGATAAGTCAGCCCGACGAGATCGAGCGGCTTGCCATCGGCCCAGATGCGCCCGACGCGGCCGATCGGCCCGGCGCACAGGCCCACGGCGAAATTGGCAAAGTAGTTGTAGGTGGTCGTGTTGGTCGTGGCGCTCGGGCCACCCTTGCCGCCTTCGGTGTCGCTGTGAAACGACACGGTCTCTTCGAGCTTGGTCGCCCAGATCACCTGGCCGGCGAGCCGCGCGCGGCCGTAGACGCGCGGGATCGGCGCACCCTCGGTCGAGGCCATCACGTCGAGGTCGGCGAGGCGCGGACCGACGACATTGCGCTCGCTGCCGCCGAACAGCGTGCGGTCGATGAGATTGCCGCCGATCGCGCCAACGATGCGGCCCGCGATCGCGCCAGCCGGGCCGAACACGGCGCCGCCAACGGCAGCGCCTGCAACCGAGAGAACGAGTGCGGCCATCAGGTCGCTCCGGGGAATGCAAATGCAAACGCGAGCCTGCGCCGCCACCATTGTGCGATCGCGACTTCGGTAACGGCCGCGCCGTCATGCGCGTGCACCATCAGGCCGGGCGCGGTCGCGATCGCGGCGTGCTTGGCGGGATAGCGGCTGCTGTAGCGAAACAGCAGCACATCGCCGGGCGCGAAGGCTTGGCGGTCCGCGAGTTCATCGAGATGACGCCGCGCCGCCTCGGCGAGCGATTCAAAGCCGGACGCTTCGGCCCAGTCGGGCGTATACGCGGGCGTCACCTCCGGCTCTGCGCCATGAAGCGCGCGCCACACCCCGCGCACGAGGCCAAGGCAATCGCAGCCGACGCTCTTGAGCGAAGCCTGATGGCGATAGGGCGTGCCAATCCAGGCACGCGCCTCCGCGATGATGCGGGTGCGGGTGGGAGACATGTGAAGAGTCCGAAAAAAACGTCAGTCGCGTGCGCAACAAATCGCGCGCCCTCGCTACTTCAGGACGTGGCTGGACAGGTCTTGATCTTTTCGCTTCGAAGCTTCTCGGCGAGCCGCTCCGCCTCTGCCCCATCGGCCGCCGAGATCGAGATGCAAAAGCCACAAAGCCGCTCGCGCACTACCGGCCGAGCGACAACCTCGCAGCCAATCACGAGGTCCATTGGCTCATCGACGATGCGGCGCGTGAGCTCGCACATCCGTCTTTGAATTTTCCTTGCGTAGCATACTTCGACGCCCGCGAATGGATATTTGGCCGGCCCAGTCTCGAACATGAATGTCTGAGTTGCATAAGCCTTGATGCGGTGGATCGCGCTTGCGGGAACATCGATTCGCTCAGTCCGATGGATGAACGACAATGAGCCTTCATCGGCGCTCACCGGAACCTGCGCACATGCAAGAACAAAAGAGACAACGAGAGCGGAGCGCCAAGTGGCCATATCGGCATCTTGCCCGATGCACCGCGCGCGGCCAATCAACCTCGCGTCGATGTCTCGCGCGCAATACTCTTTAGCTTTGCGGCGACTGCTCCAACGCGATCATGATCGCCGTTAAGGCTCATGGTCTGGGTTTCGACGCCGATGCGATAGTTCGACAGGTCTGACGCCGAAGTCCCCGCGACGATCATTTGCGCAACCGGTCCCACATACCGATCATACTCGTCAGCAGCTTCCCGAAATCCAGCAATGCCAATCGGATCCCAGTCGTTATGAAGGATCGCTCGAACCGTCTGCTTGAGGCGATCTGTTGTCATGCTCCAGTCTGCGGCGGCAAATAACTCCACGGCAGGCCGAACCACAGTCCCTCCCACGGCTCGGGCGTCGGGGCACCCTGCTGCAGCCACTCTGCAATGACCGCCTGCGCGATTTCCCATCGGTTGGTGCCGTACTGGACCTGCAGCTTCCACTGGTTTGGCTTGCCGGCGCCGACGACCGGCTTCGCCCCGGCGTCGATCAATGCATAGATCGAACGACGCACGAAATCCGTCAGTGCTTCCCCTTCCAGGCCGAACCCGCGGCGGCCGCGGTCGACAATCCGCCACATCCCAACCGGCAGGTCGTTTAGTCCTCCATTCAGGCCGGCGATCCATTCGCTCATCGGCAGGCCGGAAGCATCTCGCGGTTCTTTGTTCATCGCTGGTGTATCCGCAAGCCGTTGGGGACCAAAGGATCATTGCTGCGCAGCACGTCGAGCGTCAGCCCATGATCGCGACTGATCCGCAGCCCAATCTCCGACCCGTCCGGCCGTCCATATATCACCCCATCATACCGCGGATCAGGACCCATGCGCCGCGCGCCGTCCATCAATTCGTGTCGCAACTCCTCGAATCTACCGGGCGTGACCGTTCTGGTATCTTTGTCGTCGCCTGGCATTCGGATCCCACCAACTTCCGCGCGCAATATGTCCGACGTCGTCGCCGCGTCGCGCCGTGGAAATGAATCATCATGACCCGCGCGCGACAGCGCGAGGAAGCGCGCGTCGGCTTCGCGCCTTTCGGCTTCCTTCGCGCGGATCACGGCCTCCATGTCGGTCGGGTTGTCGCGCGACATCAGACTCGCCGGCCGCCAATGCGGGTCGAGCTGCTGCGTGCGGGCGATGGCCTCGCGCGCCCGCGCATTCGCGATATCCAGCCGGAGGTGCTGTGCCGGCGTTCCGATCGGCCGCGGTCCGATGCGACGCTGCGCGCTGATGTCGGTTGAGCGGGCGTGATCGTCGCCTTCCTTGCCCGCGTCGCGTGTCCACTGTCCGCCGTCAGGATCTCCCTTCGGCGCGCGCGGCTGATCCGGATCGAACCCGGCCTTTTGTTGCTCCGCATAGCGCTTGAAAGTGCGGAAAAATTGATCCCATGCGAGGTCGGACTTGCGCCGCAGCGCCTCGGCTTCTCTTAGCCCGGCAGCGCGGCGGCCCGCGAACTCGCGCTTGAGCTCATCGCACTCGCGGCGCAGTTCGAAAATCTCGCGTTGAAGCGCCTGCCGCTCGGCTGTCTCCTGCGCTTTCACTTCTTCGAGCGGCCGTATCCAACGCCAGCGCTGTTTTCGCTGCGAATATGGATTGACCCAAAACACGGCGTGCCTCGTTCGCACAGAGAACAGTCAACATCGCTGGCAGGCGCGGCAGTCACCCCTGCGTCTTCCCCGGCACCGGATACGAGATGACAAAGTCATTCCCCGGGATGTACGGGAAGCCGCGGAAGTTGATGCCGTTGGCGAAGCGGTCGCGGCAGGTTGCGAAGCGCTTGTCGCAGCCGAACGTGACGGTGAACGCGTCGGAGATCGCGATCGGTTCGGGCGTCTGTTGCCATAGCTCGATCAGCACGCCGTCGAGCGCGAGGCGGTGCGTCTTCACCTCGACGGCGAAGCCCGTATTCGCGCCGCCCGTGAAGGTGAGCTTGCCCGCGGTCAGCACCTCATCGGCAAAGCTGCCGAGCCCGGACGCATGGAACGCGGACGTGCCGGCGAGCGAGGCGACCGTGCCGTTACCGTGGAACGCCGGATTGGTGAGATCGACGGTGCAGCGCGCGTCGCCAAGATCGGCCGTGCAGGTCGCCGTATAGAGCCGCCCGCTCTCTTCGTTCAGACGGGCGCTGAGCGAGCGCAGCTCAGCGGTAAAGCCTAAGCCCTCACGCCGCACTTCGCCGAGCGCGCCTTTTGCCATCAGCACGTGCAGCGACGGATCGCTCCAGTCGACCAGATGCACCTCGGTGTCGGCCGCGTCATAGCGGCCGGCCGCGAGATCGGATTCGGCAAGCGATTCATCCGCGAGCGCGCCCGCGATTTCCGAGCCGTCCACTTGCAGGCCGAGCCGCGCGGTCGCCTCGGATGCGGTGAGCCCGGTGCCGGCGTGGCACAGCGTGCCGGAAACCGTGAGGTCCGTGTCGTGATCGGTGAAGCCCATCACCACACCGTCGCGCCGCGTGATGATCCAGCAGCGCGCGAGCGTGGTGACGCCGGACGAGAGCTTGTCCTGCAATGCGGAGGGGATCGCTCTCACAGCTTGATCTCCACCAGCGGAATTCTCGGCACGCTGCCGGCGGCGAAAGCGGAGAGATCGACTTCGAGATAATCCGTGTCGAAGCGCACCGGCACGTCGAACAGGAATCCGGCCTGCACGACCGCACTGACGGCCGGAACATGGCCGGGCAGGAACGTCACGATGCCGATCGTCGTATCGCAGGCGAACGCGACACCTTCGGTCTGCTCGACGCCGCCGACCGCGACGCGCACCGAGCCTGCGACCGGCTTGCCGATCGGGCGCTGATAGGGCGCGTAGTCGGCGCCGTAGAATTTGATCAATTGAAATTCGGTCTGCGCACCGTCGCCGGTGCCGATCGCCTGGTCGAGCGGCGAGACATTCACGCCCGGCGCCGCGGAGGAATGATCCAGCCGGTCGCGCCAGCGAAAGCCGTGCAGCCGCCCGCGCCGCTCCTCGAAGAACGCAACCACCTGCGACAGCGCCTCGAGCGTTTTCACGCCATAGCCCGCGTCGTAGCGGCGGCGCGAATGCGCCCAGCGCGCGTTGCGTTCCTCGCGCCCGGAGCCGAGCGCGACGATCTCGGTCTTGCGCTCCGGCCCGCCCGCGCTTTTCAGCGCGATATCGAGCGGAAACAGGATTTCGTGAAACGCCGTCATCTAGAGTCCCCGCTGCCCGCGCGTGACCGCGCGCGCGATGAGGCCGGTGAGATAGGTTTCGGAGCGGCGGAAGCTGTCCGCATCCGGCGTCGCGATGTTGATCGTAACGTTGCCGCCGCCAGCGCCCGCCGCCGCAACGCCGAGCCGCCCATCCGGCCCGCGCGTCAGCGGCATGATGGCTTCGGGTCCAGCCTCGCCTGCGAGGCCGACGCGGCCCTGCCCGAGCGGGAAAAAGTTCGGGCTCGCGATCACGCCGCCCTTGGCAAAGGGCTGCACGCTCGCACCGGCGTCTTCGGCGCCGGTGCCGCCGGAGATGCCTGAGGCCGAACCGCCGCCGAACAAATTGCCGAGGCCGCCGGTGAGCGAGCCGGTCAGCGGCTTCAGCGCCGCACTGACCGAAAGGCTGGATATCCGCAGCGCAAGCGACTTGAGCACCGAGTCGAAACTCTTCGCGCCGCTCGCCCCTTGCGCAAACGCACTGGTGATCGCGCGCGCGAAGGCGTTGGAGCCGGTGGTGAGGTCGCGCGTGCGCGTGCGCACGCCGTCCATCTTGCCGGACAGTTCTTCGGCGGCGTCGCCGGTATCGGCGGAATCATCGGCCATACGTTGTTCTCCGCATCAGAACGAAAGTTCCAGTTCAGAGTACGATTCAAGAACGCGGGATTAGCGAGTCTTATGAATCGGTTGGCGGCGCGCGCTCGCGCCGCAAGCGGGCCGCTTCACAGATTGATTCAAGCGTCCGGCGCGTCGGGAAACCGCGCGCGCAACGCCGCGAACGAGGCGCGGTCGAGCGGCATTTCGCGCGGCCCAAGCACCGCATCAATCGCGGCGGCCAACTCGCGCGGCGTCATCTTCCAGAATGCGTCGGGCGGGAGGCGCAGGGTTCCGAGCCCAAAACCCATCGCCTCTTTCCAGGGGAACGGCGCGCGTGCTACGCGCCCGCCGGCTCCCCCAAAGGGCGTTCCTCCACTCCGAAGGTCGCGGCGAGCAGCGCGGCCGCGATGCGGACGTATCCGGCCGCGCCCCCCTCGGCTTGCAGGCGCGCGACCTCGTCGTCGCCGATCGCCTCGCCCGCCCCGCGCAAGCCCGCGCCGATGAGGCGGACGAGATCGCGCGCCTTGAGCCGCCCCGCGCCGAAGCGTTCGGCGAGCGCGGTCAGATCATCGACGCCGAACGCCGCCTCGAGCTCGGCCAGCGCGCCGAGGGTGAGCACCAGACGCCGCTGTGCGCCACCGATCTCGGCCTCGATCTCGCCGCGATGGAGGTTGGGCATGATCACGCCCCGGTAAACGTCAGTTCGCCCGCCGATTCCAGCGCGAGCTCGGTCGTCACCTCACCATCGTGCTCGCCGGCGAATTCGAGCGAGGTGATCTGGAACGCGCCTTCGACCGTGCCGAAGTCCGGAATGACGATCTGGAAAGTCTTCACCGCGCCGTCGAAGAAGGTCTGACGCATCAGCGCGTCGGACGATGCATCCTTGAACAGCCCGCGCCCCGCGACCGCGGCGCGCTTGATGCCGGCGCCATCGAGCAGCTCGCGCCAGCGCCCGGCGGATTCGGCGTGCGTGATGTCGACGGTCTCGGCGTTGAACGAGAGCCTGCGCGCGCGCAGGCCCGCGACGGTCACGAAGCTCGCGCCGTCGGCGATCTTGACGAGCAGGTCTTTTCCCTTTTGGGCGGCCATTGGATCGATCCTTTCAGGAAGAGGCGAATGGCGAATAGCGAGTGGCGAATGGTGAGGCGGCAGTCCCTATTCGCTACTCGCCATTCGCTATTCGCTTGGTTCTGTCACCGCGCGGAAGCGCACCAGCGCGTGATAGGTGCGCCCATCGGCCTCGCGGCGGATGTCGGCGACGGAAAAACGCAGGTTGACGAGGTGGTGCCCGTCGGGTGCGAGTGGCGCATCGTCGAGCGCCTGCAACAGCGCGCCGGCGATCTGGTGCGCCTCACGGTGCCCGCCCTGGCGCGACCACGCGTGCAAAGTGAGGCGATGCTCCTGCCCCGGATCGCTGCCGGCGGAGAAATCCTCAACGCGCGCATCGCCGAGCGTCACATAGGGAAACGCCGCGCTGTTCGGCGGCTCGTCGTAGACCTTCGGGCCCCCGAGCAGCGCAGTCAGCGCGCCGTCGGCAACCAATGCATCGTGTATCGCGGCGCGCAGCGCCACGGCGGCAGTGGACATGCTGTTCTCCGACTAGTCCGCGCGCACTTCGGCGCCGATCACGAGGAAGCGGCGCGTGGCATCATCGCGCAGCGTGAGGATGCGATAGACGGTCTCGCCTTCGACGAAGCGATGCCGCGTGGTAATGGCAGCACGTCTGCGTACGATGATGCGATGCGTCACCGTCGCGCCCGGCGCATCGGCGACGACCGCGCCGCGCGCGGACACCGGCTCGACACTCGCCCACAGCGTCATGCGCGACGGATAGCTGCGCGTGACACCGCCCGCGCCGTCCGCGCTCTCGACCGGCGCTTCGAGCACCAGACGGCGGTTGAGTTCGCCGGGCGTCATAGCGCCAGCACCCGGTAAGGCGCGATCAGCGCCGTGACGGTCTGCGGCAGCACTGCGATCTCATGGCCGATCCCCACCAGGCCGCGGTTCTCATACCAGTGCGCGACGAGCAGCCGGATCGCCTGGCGCAGCGGCTCGGGCACGTCGTCCGGCGCATCGCCATAGCCGCAAGTCACGTCGATCTCGATGCCGCCGACCGGCCGCTCCGGCGCGGGCAACGCGCCGCGCATAAAAGAGAGTCGCGCCGGCGCCGACGCCTTGTCGACCGCGAAGGCCGCAACATCGACCGCCAACGTGCTGCCGTCCGATTTGTAGACGCGCACCGCGTCGAGCGTTTGCAGCGGCACCGGCAACACCTGCAGGCAACCGGTTTCCGGCCAGACGTCGCGGGTGAGCCGCCAGCTTTGCGTGATCAGCGCGCGGCGCGTCTGCGCCTCGACGTGGATGCGCGATCCGGCGATCAATGCACTGACGACATCGTCATCGTCGTCATGCTCCACGCGGATGAACTGCTTTGCCTCGGCGAGCGTGATCGGCTCGGCCGCGGGACCCGTGAGAAGAATCGACGGCAT